ATGCCCGAACTCACCCTCGATCAGTGGGCGGCGATCCGCGTCGTCTACGAGACCTCGGCGCTGCCGCTGCGGGAGATCGCGGCGGCGCATGGCGTCAGCCATGTCTCGGTGACGAAGCAGGCGGAGCGGCATGGCTGGCTCCGGCCGGGCGAGGCGCCGCCGCTGCCGGACGAGGCGGCCGAGGAAAAGCTGGTGGCGCGGCTCTACCGCACCTTCGAGCGCCAGGTCGCCGAGCTGGAGCTGCGTTTCGCGAATGGCGAGGGCGGCGTCGACGAGAAGGACGCCCGCACGCTCTCCGTCCTTGCCCGGACGCTGGAGACTCTGGCGAAGCTGAGGGGAGGCACGGAGGATGACGGCGACGGAGCAGGCATCGACATCGCCGCTCTCCGGGCGCGCCTTCAGGAACGCCTGGAACGACTCGGCGCGACGGGGCCTGCGGCCGACGCGGCTGCTGGCGGCGCTGCGGCCGGCTGAACTCGAGGCCTTCCAGTATGATTGGGATTTCTGGGCCCGTGACGACCAGTTTCCGCCCGAGGGCGACTGGCTCACCTGGCTGATGATCGGCGGGCGCGGCGCCGGCAAGACGCGCGCCGGCGCCGAATGGATCCGCGGCCTCGCAGGCGGCCGCCCCGGTTTCGCGAAAACGCCGGTCGGACGGATCGCGCTCATCGGCGAGACCTTCGCCGATGTCCGCGACGTGATGGTCGAGGGCGTTTCCGGCCTGCTCGCGGTGCATCCGCGCGCCGAGCGGCCCAACTGGCAGCCCTCGCGCCGGCGGCTCGAATGGCCGAACGGCGCGGTGGCGCTCTGCTTTTCGTCGGAGGATCCCGAGAGCCTGCGCGGACCGCAATTCGAGGCGGCCTGGGCGGACGAGCTCGGCAAGTGGCGCTATCCGGAGGCGTGCTGGGACATGCTGCAGTTCGGTCTCCGCGTCGGCGCGCTGCCGCGCCAGCTGGTGACGACGACGCCGCGCCCGATCCCGCTGCTGAAGCGCCTGCTTCAGGCCGAGCGAAGCGTCGTCACCCGGGCCGGCACTTCCGCCAACCTCGCCAACCTGGCGCCGGGCTTTCTGGAACGCGTCGTCGGGCGCTATCGCGGCACGCGGCTCGGCCGGCAGGAGATCGACGGCGAGTGGATCGAGGATCGCGCCGATGCGCTGTGGAGCCGCGACGACATCGAGCGGCAGCGCGTGGAGAAGGCGCCGGAACTGGTCCGCATCGCCGTCGCGGTCGACCCGCCCGCCTCCAGGCGGAAGGGAGCGGACGCCTGCGGCATCGTCGCCTGCGGCCTCGCGGCGGACGGCGTCGCCTATGTTCTGGCCGATCGCAGCCTCGCCGAGGTGAAGCCGGCCGCCTGGGCCGCCGCCGCGGTCGGGCTGTTTCGCGCGCTCGACGCGGATCTGCTCGTCGCCGAGGTCAACCAGGGCGGCGACATGGTGGCGAGCGTGATCAACGAGGTCGATCCCGGCGTGCCGGTGACGGCGGTCCGGGCGACGCGCGGCAAATATCTGCGGGCCGAGCCGGTGGCGGCGCTCTATGCGCAGGGCCGGGTGCGCCATGCCGGGACGTTTCCGGCGCTGGAGGACGAGATGGCGGATTTCGGCCCGGAAGGCCTGGCGAACGGCAGATCGCCGGACCGGCTCGACGCGCTGGTCTGGGCGCTTTCGGCGCTGATGCTGCGGGCGCCGGGCGAACCGCGCATCCGCGCCATGTAGCGCTTCACGCTCCCGAGCGGACGATCACAGGTTGCCTTGTGATGCGAATCCCCGGATGCATCGGTCTGTAGTCGAGCCTTACGATCGGCCCCGCAAGGCGGCGTTCGGCCCGGCAGTCTGGGCGGACGGAGCGGGGCGCATTCGATGGAGCCGATGAACCACTTGTCGTTGCTGGTGCTGTTTGGCGTGTTCGTCGGCTTCGGCCTGTTCTTCTATGGTGTCGGCCGGCTGGCGCTCTATGGCCTGTCGCGACACGCCGTCCGCGACAGCCTCTCGATACCGCAGGCCGCCTTTCTGGGTACCATCGCCACCGCCTGGGCCCTGTCGCTCGGCTTCATCGCCGCCGACATCTGGACCGTCAACGCCCGGGCCGATCATGCGACGAGCCTCGAACGCTCGGCGATCACCCATATGCTGCGCAGCGCCGAGCCGGACGTGCTCGATTCCGCGCCGCTGGCCGCGAGCGTCGAGGCCTACCGCAAGCAGGTCGCGGCGCGCGAATGGCTGCAGGGCAAGAACACAGCGCCGGACCCCGAGGTCGAGGCGGTACTGCGCGACATTACCGGCGAGATCGCCCGGCTGGCGCGCGGCGACAAGCCGTCCGTGCTGCTCTCGCAGACCGTGCACGATTTCAACGATCTGCAGGACGCGCGCAATTTGCGCCTCGCCGTCGGCAACACGTCGATCGACTATTACAAGTGGTATCTGGTGATCTTCCTGACGCTGCTGACCGCGATCACCATCGCCGCCACCCACGCCGACCGGCCGCGCGCCGCGAAGCGCGCGATTGCGATCTATGCGATCACGGCATCGATCAGCCTCTGGATCCTGGCCATCCACGCCAATCCCTATGACGGGCTGGAAGAGCTGCACCCGTCACTGCTCTACACCAACCACAAGAACCTCGATCTCGCCTTCGACGCGCCCTAGGCGAGGGGCGAGGGGATCGGTTCGGTGGTGTCGTCCGCGCCGGACGAGGCCGGCGCCGCTCCCGATGGCGGGGCGCCCGAATTGGCTTGTTGCCGCGCCGCGACGACCCGGTTCCGGCCGCCGCGCTTGGCCTCGTAGAGCGCCCGATCGGCCTCGGCGAGGACGCGATCGATGTTGGCATGGTCGCGGCCGCCGGGCGCGAGGCCCGCGCTCACGGTGCAGTCGAGGCGGGTCGCGCCGCGGACCCGGGCGATGAAGCGGGCGCGAACATCCTCGGCCCGGCGCAGGGCCTGGTCCATTGTCGTATCGCGCAGGATGAGGGCGAATTCCTCGCCGCCGATGCGGGCGGCGGAGGCGTCGGCGGGGAGGTCCTGCAGCAGGGTCTCGGCGAACAGGGTGATGACGCGGTCGCCCATGGCGTGGCCGTGCGTGTCGTTGATCGCCTTGAATTCGTCGATGTCGAACAGCACGGCGACGCCGGAAGGCGGCAAGCCGTTTTCGAGGGTTTCGAAAAGCGCGCGCCGGTTCAGCAGCCCGGTCAGCGGATCGGTCAGTGCCTCGCGCCGGTGCGCCTGGGTCGTGCGGATCTGGCTCAGCGCCATCGTCATGGCGCCGAGCGCCGGGATCGCGCCGATGATGAGCATGAGCGACAGATCCTGCGCCCAGTTGCGCGGCGGGCCGGCGACGATGAGGCCGTCCCAGGTCAGCACCAGCAGCGCGCGCGGCAAGAAGGATAGTCCGACGAGGAAGTACAGGACGGCGATGCCGATGGCGGTCATCGGGGCTTCCGTGCGCGCGCGCCAGAACTCGTAGGCCACCAGGTACAGCAGGATCGCCGAGGCGATATAGCTGACGGAATAGGCGAGACCGTTATAGCCGGCGAGCAGCGACAGCAGCAGCGGCACCACCGATGCGACGGTCGCGACGGCGATCCGGCGCGAGGGCGAGGTGCCGAGCCGGAACTGGGCCGCGCTGCCATAGAGATAGGCTTCGCCTGCCAGCAGAAGGCCAAGGCCCAGGCTCTGCGCCCACAGGGAAGGGCTGATGCTGTCGATCGTCGAGAAGCCGACGCTGACGGCAATCAACAGCGCGCCGGCGGCGCAACTGAACAGGAAGCCGTCCCGCCGCGTCGTCTTCCAGGCCGCTAGCAGGATCGCCGCCAGGAATGCCGTCGAGAAACCAATGGCGACCAGGAGCGAGGCAAAATCGAGCACCGGTTCGTCCTTCCGGGTCCGCCGGACCAGGGCCAAGAGTGGCGCCTGCGGGCGGGCGTGCAGCTGTCGCAAGGGTCGCCGGAGCTTCGATCGCCGCCTTGCTCGTAAAAAGTGCGCCACTTAGTCCCGCTTGTGGCCCGGAACGCAAGGAAAACTACGCCATGACCTTGCGGCAAGGTGAACAACGCCCTGCGCAAGCGTCCTGCCCGATGGGAGAAGCCCGTGAGACAGAATTTTCTTCTCCGCCTGTTCGGCGGTCGCGATGCCGCGCCCGAGCACCTCGTATCGGAGACCAAGGCGTCACGGACCGGCGCGCTGATCGCCCTGCAGGGGCAGGGACGGCCCGCCTGGTCCGCGCGCGACCCGGCGACGCTCGCCCGCGAGGGCTTCATGAAGAACGCCATCGTCTATCGCGCCGTGACGATGATCGCCGAAGCGGCCGCCTCGGTGCCGCTTCTTCTCTACGAGGGTGACGCCGAGCGGCCGGAGCATCCGCTGCTCGCGCTTCTGGCGCGGCCGAACGCGCGGCAATCGGGCGGCGACTGGCTCGCCGGCCTCTATGGCAATCTGCTCGTCTCGGGCAACGCCTATGCCGAGCTGGTTCAGCTCGGCGGCAGCCCGGCCGAACTGCATGCGCTCCGGCCCGACCGGATGAAGGTGGTGCCGGGGCCGGATGGCTGGCCGGAGGCCTATGAATACACTGTCGCCGGCCGGTCGGTGCGCTTTCCCGTCGAGGACGGCCTGTCGCCGATCCTGCATCTGCGCACCTATCATCCGCTCGACGACCACTACGGCTTCGCGCCGCTCGAGGCGGCGGCCATCGCGCTCGACCTGCACAACGCCGCCGGCTCGTGGAACAAGGCGCTGCTCGACAACGCGGCCCGGCCCTCCGGGGCGCTGGTTTATAAGGGCGAGGGCGGCGCCAGCCTTTCGCAGGAGCAGTTCGAGCGGCTGAAGCGCGAGCTGGAGGCGAACTATACCGGCGCGGTCAATGCGGGGCGGCCGCTCTTGCTCGAGGGCGGGCTCGACTGGACGTCGATGGCGCTCACGCCGCACGACATGGATTTCATGGAGGCGAAGAACGGCGCGGCGCGCGAGATCGCGCTCGCCTTCGGCGTGCCGCCCATGCTGCTCGGCATTCCGGGCGACAACACCTATGCGAACTACGCCGAGGCCAACCGCGTGTTCTGGCGCCAGACCGTGCTGCCGCTGGTCGGCCGCACAGCCGAGGCGATCGCCGCCTGGCTCGGCCCGCATTATCCGGGCGCGCTGCGTCTCGGCTTCGACACCGATGCCGTCGACGCGCTCTCGACCGAGCGCGCCGCGCTCTGGGCGAGGGTCGGCACGGCCGACTTCCTCTCCCGCGACGAGAAGCGGCAGGCAGTGGGATACGGGGTGGGGCGGGCTCTCGAAGAGGGAGAAGAGGGGTGGACGACCTGACCCGCATCTTCGCCAGCCGTGGCGACCTGGCGCATCTGGCGCTGTTCCTCTGGGCGTCCGGCGCCAGCGCGCTGCTGGTCTGGGCGCTCCGCGAACTCGCCAGCTCCAACCGCCGCTTCAACGACTTCGTCGCCGAGATCGCGCGGCTGAATCGCTTCTTCAACGACCGTCGCTAAGGGATTCCTAGGATTCGGGATTTCGGGCTCCGTCGGAGCGGCCTTCTTCCTCTCGTGGGTGTCAGGCCGTCGCCACACGCGCCACCGTCATCCCTGCGCAAGCAGGGATCCATGCCGCTCGCGGGCACCGATCCCCGAAGCCTTGCCTGCATGAATATGGATCCCTGCTTGCGCAGGGATGACGGCGAGCTGAATGGATAGGCCGTGCCTGCAGGCTCTCTGGTGAGGAACCTCCGCCCCTCTCAGTCCGACGTCGCCCTCCGCCGTCATCCTCGCGGAGGCGAGGATCCATGCAGCCCGGGCGTTCGACGCGAACCTACCGACACGGCCGCCGAGTGGATCCCGGGGCAAGCCCGGGATGACGGTGAGCGTGCTGCAAAACGTGGAATGCAAACCGGAGAACATGCCGACATGACAGTCCTCCTGAACCGCATGCTGCGACGCCTTGGCCCGGATCATCGGCAGGTGTTCCGCGATTTCATCGGTGCGCTGGAGCGCCTGATGTCGCGTGGCTAGCTTCTCGGCCGCGCCAGCCAGTCGCGCCAGAGTTCGTCGACCGTCCGCAGCCGGGCGGCGATGGCCTCGGGCGTCGCCGTGTCCTGCGTATGCGCGCCATAGCGTGGATCGTCGGCCGGCGTGACGATCACCGGCGCGGCGCCGAACTGGTCGGCGGTCAGGTCGATGAGCGCGAAACCGCCGCCTGAATCGACGCCTGAGCCGTCCACCCCAACCCGTTGATCCGACTCCTCATCTTCCACGCGGCCTCGCCCGCGAAGGAGACCGCATGGCCATCACCCAGCCTCCCGCGCTCGAGACCAAGTTCGCCGCCGCCGATCTCTCCGGCATCGACGGCGAGGGCGTCTTTTCCGGCTATGCCAGCCTGTTCGGCACGGCCGACCTCTCCGGCGACCTGGTCATGCCGGGCGCGTTCTCCCGCTCGCTGGCGCGGCGCGGTGCCGGCGGCATCCGCATGCTCTACCAGCACGATCCGGCCGAGCCGATCGGGGTCTGGACCGAGATCCGCGAGGACGCGCGCGGCCTCTTCGTGCGCGGCCGTCTCATGGCCGACGTGGCGCGCGGCCGCGAGGTGGCGAGTTTGATGCGCGCCGGCGCGCTCGACGGGCTCTCGATCGGCTTCAAGACCGTGAAGGCGCGCCCCGACCGGGCGGCCGGCATCCGCCGCCTCACCGAGATCGACCTCTGGGAGATCTCCGTCGTCACCTTCCCGATGCAGCCCGACGCCCGCGTCTCGAGCGTCAAGACCACTGGCCTCGCGGCGAAAATGCGCCGGGCGGCCCGTTCCCTCAACCCGACCAGCCCCTCCCACCATTCGAGGACCAGCCGATGACCGAGACCCTTCCTGCCGCACCCGAGGCGAAGGCAGCCGAGGGCGGCGACGTTTCCGCCGCCTTCGACGACTTCATGCGCGCCTTCGAGGCGTTCAAGGACACGAATGACGAGCGGCTCGTCGAGATCGAGACCAAGCTCTCCGCCGACGTGGTGACGACGGAGAAGCTCGACCGCATCAACAAGGCGCTGGACGAGCTGACGCTGAAGGGCCGCCGGCCGCCGCTTTCCGCCGAGCGCGCGACGGCGCGCCCGTCCGAGCACAAGCAGGCCTTCGAGGGCTATGTGCGCGGCGGCGACGAGGACGGCTATCGCAAACTCGAGCAGAAGGCGCTGTCGGCCGGCTCGAACGCCGATGGCGGCTATCTCGTGCCGGTCGAGACGGAGACCGAGATCGGCAGGCGCCTCGCCGCGCTCTCGCCGATCCGCGCCATCGCCGATGTCCGCCAGGTCTCGACCGGCACCTATCGCAAACCCTTCATGACGGCGGGGCCGGCGGTCGGCTGGGTGGCGGAGACCGGCGCGCGCTCGCAGACCACGTCGCCGGCCATCGCCGCGCTCGATTTCCCGGCCATGGAGCTCTACGCCATGCCGGCGGCGACGGCGGCCCTGCTCGACGACTCGGCCGTCAACATCGACGACTGGATCGCCGCCGAGGTCGAGAGCGCCTTCGCCGCGCAGGAGGGCACCGCCTTCGTATCCGGCGACGGCACCAACAAGCCGAAGGGCTTCCTCGGCTATTCGACCGTCGCCGAGGCGAGCTGGGAATGGGGCAAGATCGGTTATGTCGTCACCGGTGCGTCCGGCGCGCTGCCGTCCTCCCATCCATCCGACGTGCTGGTCGACCTGATCTACACGCTGAAGGCAGGCTATCGCGCCAATGCCCGCTTCGTGCTGAACCGCCGCACCCAGGCGGCGATCCGCAAGCTGAAGGATGCCGATGGCCATTATCTCTGGCAGCCGGCGGCGGTGGCGGGCGGCGAGGCGTCGCTGCTGGGTTTCCCGGTCACCGAGGCCGAGGACATGCCCGATATCGGCGCCAATGCGCTGGCGCTCGCCTTCGGTGATTTTCGCCGCGGCTATCTGGTCGTTGACCGTCTCGGCGTCCGCGTGCTGCGCGATCCCTATTCCGCCAAGCCCTATGTCCTCTTCTACACCACCAAGCGCGTCGGCGGCGGCGTCCAGGATTTTGATGCCATCAAGCTGCTGAAGTTCGGCACGAGCTAGCGGGCGTGCCTCCATTTCTCCCTCCCCCCTGTGGGGAGGGGCGGGGTGGGGGTACCGGCGCCGATCCATCCGGTCCGCAACGTGCCCGTCCTGCGACCTGGCAGGTGGTACCCCCTCCCTAACCCTCCCCACAAGGGGGAGGGAACAAGCCAGCCTTCGGCCGGTCCCGGTCTCCCTCCCGCCGGGAGCGGCCCGGAGCGGCGCCGGCCTCGCGCCGGTGCCGCTCCGCCCTCATCCATCTTTCGCAGGAGCGCCCTCATGACCGCAGCGCTGATTTCCGGGCCGGCGACGGAGCCGGTGTCGCTCGCCGATGCCAAGGCGCATCTGCGCGTCGACGGCACGGCCGAGGACGAGCTGATCGCCGCCGCCATCGTCGCGGCGCGCACCCATGTCGAGAGCACGACGCGGCGCAAGCTGATCGCGCAATCCTGGCGCGTCTATCTCGACGAATGGCCGTCCGGCCGGGCGATCGAGCTGCCGATCCTGCCCCTGATCTCGGTCGAGAGCGTCACGCTCTACGACATTGTCGGCGCGGCGCATGTGCTGGATCCCGACGATTACCGCGTCGACGCCGCCCGCCAGCCGCCGCGCATCGTGGCGAAGCTGAAGCCGGCGGTCGCGCTTTATGACAACGGCATCGAGATTGATGTGACGGCCGGCTATGGCGTCACCAGCCTCGCCGTGCCGGCGCCGCTGCGCCAGGCGGTGATGATGCTGGTCGCGCACTGGTACGAGCATCGCGGCGCGGTCGGCTTCGACCAGGCCGGCGATGTCGCGCCGCTCGGCTTCGAGGCGCTGGTCGCGCCCTACCGGGTGCGTTCGCTGTGAGCGGCTTCGATCCCGGCCAGCTTTCGAGCCGCGTCGTCCTCGAACGGCCGGTCCGGGCGGCGGACGGCGCCGGCGGCGCCACCGTCGACTGGGTCGAGGTCGCGACCCTCTGGGCGCGGATCGAACCCGTCGCGGCCGGCGAGCGCTTCGCCGCCGACCGTCTCGCGACCCGCGTCAGCCACCGGATCACGCTCCGCTTCCGGGCCGATGTCGCGGGCGGCATGCGAATCCGCCATCGCGGCCGCGTGCTCGCCGTCGTCGCCTGGCGCGACCCGGACGAGCAGCGGCGCTTTCTCGTTCTCGACGCCGAGGAGGTACGGGCATGAACGCGCGGGCTCTGACCGGCGCGGCGCTCGCCGCGGCGCTGCGAAAGGCGGCGATTCCGGCGATCTCGGGGGCGCTGGAGCGGAATGCTGAAAGGCTGCGGGTCGCGGTTGCCGATACCGGGGAGGGCCTCGGTCGGCCCTCTCCCCCCTTGTGGGGGAGAGTTGGAGAGGGGGGTACCAGCTCCGCGCTACGAGCTGGACCTCCCGACATCGGCGCCGGTACCCCTCACCCTGACCCTCTCCCACAAGGGGAGAGGGAAACGGAGCGCTTTCCCGCTGCGCTGCGCGTGTCGGGGAGCCTCTCCCTCGACGTCACGCTCGCCGGCGAAACCCTGTTCGGCCGCGAGTTCGGCGCGTTCGACGCAGCCGCCGATCCTGTTCTCGCGCCCGCGATCGAGCGCCTGCGGAGGAGATCCCGATGATCGCAGCCCTCGACCTGCAGGCGGCGATCGTCGCCGCGCTCGCCGCCGATCTCAACCTCGCCGCGCTGGTCGGCGACCGCATCCATGACGGCGCGCCGCGCGCCATGGAATTTCCGGCCGTCACCTTCGGCGAGGCCTGGCAATCCGACTGGTCGAGTGACAACGAGCCGGGCGGCGATGTCAGGTTGACGCTGCATGTCTGGTCGCGCGCGATCGGCAAGCGCGAAGCCTGGACGATCATCGGCCATCTGATGCGCCGGCTGCACGACGCGCCGCTCGTCCTCGAGGACAGCGCGCTGGTGCTCGTCCGCGTCGCCTTCGCCGAGGTCCGCCTCGACCCGGACGGCCAGACCGAGCATGGCGTCGTCCGTGTTGCGGCGCTCATCGAGAACTAGCCGCAGTCAATTCCGAACGGCCCGACGGCCGCATCGAAAGGACCCGCCATGACCGCGCAGAAGGGCAGGGATCTGCTCCTGAAGATCGACACCTCCGGCTCCGGCGATTTCGCCACCGTGGCCGGGCTCCGCGCGCGGCGCTTCGCGCTCAACGCCGAGACGGTCGACACCACCGACGCGGATTCCGCCGGGCGCTGGCGCGAACTGCTCGCCGGCGCCGGCGTCCGGCGCGCCAGCGTCTCCGGCTCCGGCATTTTTCGTGATGCAACGACGGACGGGGCGATGCGCAGCCTGTTCTTCGACGGCGCGATCCGCGATTTCCAGCTGATCGTGCCGGATTTCGGCACGCTTGCCGGGCCGTTCCAGCTCACCGCGCTCGACTATGCCGGCGAGCATGACGGCGCCGTCACCTACGAGATCGCGCTGGAATCGGCAGGTCTCGTCAGCTTCACGGCGGCTGCGTGATGGCGAACCGGCATCGCGGCGAGATCGAGGCCCAGCTGGACGGCACGAGGCACACGCTGTGCCTGACGCTCGGCGCGCTGGCGGAACTGGAGGCTTCCTTCGGCGCGGAGGATCTTTCCGCGCTCGCCGCCCGCTTCGGCGAGGGCCGGCTGTCGGCGCGCGACGCGATCCGCATCCTCGGCGCCGGCCTGCGCGGGGCGGGCGCGGCGATCGATGACGATCGGGTCGCCGCCATGCGCGCCGAAGGCGGCGCGGCGGGTTTTGCCGGGATCGTCGCGGAACTGCTCGGCGCGACGTTCGGGGGCACGGCATGACGCCGCCGCGCGAGGTCGCCGCCTTCCCTTGGCGCGAGGCGATGGCGGTCGGCTTCGGTCGGCTGCGGCTTTCGAGCCGCGAGTTCTGGGCGCTGACGCCACGCGAGCTCGCCGCCGCGATCGAGGGCCTGACCGGAAGGACGCCCGCGCCGATGGACCGCGCCGCCTTCGACGACCTGGCGCGGCGGTTTCCGGATCGGACGCCCTGACAGCTCTCTGGGGCGCAGCGAAAGGGCCAGCACCGCCATCATCCTGAGGTGCCCGGCAAAGCCGGGCCTCGAAGGAGGGTCCAGTTGGCTCCCTTCGGCGATCCGGAGGGCTGCGGAGTTCGCTGGACCCTCCTTCGAGGCTTCGCTGGCGCGAAGCGCCTCAGTGTCTGGCCCGTAATGTCTAGGTGGTCCTGATCAAGTGTGATTCTCTTTGATTTGCGAAGATCAGGGAGGCTCACAGCATGGTTTGGACCAAGACCACCCGGCGGCAGCATGAGCGTGCGGCGGGGCGCTATGCAAGCGATTTGACGGATACGGAATGGGCGCTGATCCTGCCATTTTTGCCGGCGAAGTCGGCGCTGGGCCGCCCGCCGTCCACGTCGATGCGGGCGGTCGTCAATGCGCTCTTGTATGTGTTGTCGACGGGGTGCCAATGGCGTTCG